CGAACTGATACGCCGCTCCGCAATGCAGAAGCGCGGTCCTGATGGGTACCGACGTTCGAAGTGGATGGTGGTGCGCAACACGATGAGAGAATTACGCGACACCACCATGCGCACGTTTCTCAACTGGTTCCCAAGTGGGACCATTGGGTATTATAAGGAGACGGGTACCACCTATTTCATCGAGGTTGATGACATTCGTGCGGAAGTGCTGTTCCGCCCCCTTGATACTGCTCAAGATGTAAAAAATCTTCTTAGTTTGGAGGTAACGGGAGCGTACTTCAATGAAGTGAGGGAGATCGCGCGAGAAGTCCTCGAAGCGGCTGACGGTCGTATTGGGCAATATCCAGCGATGAAAGACGGGGGGCCGTCGTGGCAGGGGATCTGGTGTGACACAAATCCTCCAGAGGAAGGTTCCTATCTCCATTCAATGTACGAAGGGCTCGACCCCGATCATCCGAAAGAGCACAAACCCAACGGTATCACGCTGTTCAAGCAGCCTCCCGCGGTCATCAAAGATGCCAGTGGCAACTGGGTCACGAGCCCGCTTGCCGAGAACCTGAACCATCTCATACCGGGGTACTACGACCACCAACTTATCGGCAAATCGGACGAATACATTCGTGTGAACCTCGGTGCCGAATATGGCCGGAGTAAGGGTGGCCTCCCGGTTCACCCTCGTTTCTCGCGCGGCCTTCACATCGCGAAGGCCCCGCTTAAACCCGACCCTAATAATCTGCTGCTTTTGAGCGCGGACTTCGGACTCACTCCTGCGATGGTGTTCAAGCAGCAGAACGCTTTCGGTCAGGTACTCACATTAGACGAGGTTGCGATGTTCGGTGTTGGCCTGGAGCGTTGTATCGAGGAAAGTGTTCTCCCGCTGATTCGCAGGCGCTTCGACGGGTTCGAGATATTCGTCACAGGTGACCCGAGCGGGGCGACGGGGTCTCAATCAGACGAAGTTTCTTGTGTGGATGTATTTCGCCGGTATAAGAAAAAGGGATTGGGGAAAATAAAATTGGCATGGTCGAATCTGCCTCTCCACCGTCAAGGTGCGACAGATCATTTCCTCTCAATGATCGTTGATCGCGGTATGCCCGCGTATTTGGTTGATCCGCGGTGTGGGGCATTGATTCGCGCATTGGGTGGTGGCTATATGTACAAAAAATATAAAGATGGCCGCAACTCTACTGACGTGGAAAAAAATGATCATAGTCACATAGGGGACGCAAATGGTTACGCAGATATGTACTTCGAGCGGGGTGGCCGCCGGAAAGCCGAACTGAAAGAACGCGGTACAATTATAAGTCAACCTAACACGAACCCCTATAACACCCCGAGGTAATCATGGACACTCCCATCATCGACGAAGCCAAACTGAACAAACTTGGCGAGCGGCTGTTCGCCACGTGGCCAACTTACCGTGACGACCGCAAGGCGATTGAAGAGCGGTGGCTACGTAACCTTCGGCAGGTCAGGGGAATTTACGACCCGGAAGTGCTGCGCATGATCCCGGCCGATAAGTCGAAGGCGTATCCAAAGATGACCGCTTGGATGGTGCGCGGCACGATCGCGCGGCTGATGCAGCTTCTTTTCCCAATGACGGAAAAGAATTTTGGCGTGAAGGAGTCCCCGCTGCCCGACCTCTCGACCGAGCAGTTGCAGGGAGTCCTGGATGGTCTCGTCGCGCAGGGCGGCGAACTCAACGACACAGTTATCGAGAAAGCCATCCTCGCCTACGCGAAGGGCAAGGCCGAACGCATGGAAGTGAAGGTCGCCGACGATCTGCAGGAGATGGAGTTCATCACGCTCGCGCGCAAGGTCGTGCGCTCCGCGGTAATCTACAACGTCGGTATCCTCGAAGGCCCACTACATCGCAAGGTGAAGAGCCGCACATGGCAGCAGGACGTGAACACCGGCAAATGGACGGCGGTTGAGGTTGACAAGTTCAAACCGCTGTTCGAGTTCACGCCCGTCTGGTCATACTATGCCGACATGACCGCGATGGGGCTCGACAAGCAGGACGGCACGTTTATCCGGCGCATCATGACGCGCGCCGAGATCGAGGCGCTGGGCCGCCGGCCCGACTTTCTCACCGACCGCATCAATGACTACTTGCGGAAGCATGAATTCGGGAATTACCAGACGCAGTGGTGGGAGTCCGAGATCAAGGGCGAGGCGAAGAGTGCGCAGGCGTCGGTGTACGGTAAAGAGATCCGCAAGTTCGAAGTCCTCGCGTATTACGGCGGCGTGACCGGCGCCGACCTGCGCGCGGCGGGGGTCGTTGTGCCCGATGTCGACCTTGGCAAGACCGTTGTCGGGAACGTGTGGATAATCGACAACGTCGTGATCAAAGCGAAGCTCGCACCGCTCGGCCAGAGTATCAACAGCCACCACGTTTTCGTGTTCGAGGACGACGACCTGTCCATTCTCGGTAACGGTCAGTGCGACGTGCTTCGCGACACGCAGTTGTCGCTGTGCGAGACGGTGCGCGCGGCGCTCGATAACGCTTCGGTCATTGGTCCGATGGTGGAGATAAATACCGATATGGTTACGCCGGGGCAGAACCTCTCGATTCGCAAGCATATGACAGTGTTCCGTGAGAGTAACGGTGGGCAGTCTGATGCCATACCAGCCATGCGTAACGTCAACATTGACAGTCATCTCGGCGACCTGCTACCGCTCATCCAGTTGTTCCTCGGGTTCGGCGACAAGGAGTCCGGGTTGCCGCCCGCGTCGCTGGGGGACACATCCGGCGGGGGGAGTGAGGCACTGCGCACGTCGAAGAACGCATCAATGTTCCTCGGCGCGGCCGCACTCCCGATCCGCGACACGGTGCGTAACTTCGACACATTCACCATATCCATGATCTCCGCGCTCGTAGCGTGGAACACGAAGTATGACCCGAACCCCACCCGCGACGGAGATTATGATGTGATCGCCCGCGGCTCGACTAGTCTGATCGCGAAGGAAGTGCTCGCTCAGGCGCTGGAGAACTTCCGCGCCGGCATCACGCCGGATGAACTTCCGCACGTCAAGGTTCGCGGGTTGCTCACGGCGCGAGCGAAGGTGAACGATATCCCGGTGGACGAGATCCTCGAAGACGAGGACAAAGCCAACGAGACGATCGCGCGCAACTCGCAGATGCAGCAGCAGGTGGCGCAGGGGCAGATGGAACTCGTCTTGGCGCAGGTCAAACGCGAACTGGCCACGGCGCTGGAGAAGGAAGCCAAGGCGTCGGCCGAAGGCGCGAACGTCGGAGTGAACGTGTTCCAGGTTCTGATCGACGCGCTCAGCGCCGGGCAGAAGGTAGATGTGGAGCATACCAAGAACCTGATCGCCGCACATGCCGCGGACTCAACTAGGATCACAGCGGAGAAACCAACACCTAAATCGGCCGGAGGGAAGAAATGAGCATAGTCAAAGAGGAGCAGCACAAACTCGAAACCGCGATATTCCAGATGCGGAACGAAGGGGGGTTACAGAACCTTCGCTCATGGTTGTACGCACGGCACGACCAGATCAACCGCGACTGGCCGGGGCAGGAAGGCGAGAACTTGATCCGGCTGCAGGGCGCAGCGAAAGAAGTGGCCAAGTTGATTAAGTTGATCGACATAGGGCCGACGATTAAACCTACTGAGGAGATGAGTCATGGCTGAAGAACTAGACGAATTTGATAAAGCGTTCGGCGAAGTGGTTGCAGCGTTAGAGGCAGCACCTACGACGCCCCCGCCTGAGACGCCTCCCGCGACCCTGCCGATCACGCCCCCGCCTGAGACGCCACCCGCGACTCCGCCTGAGACGCCACCCGCGACTCCGCCGGTTACGCCGGTCACGCCACCCGCGACTCCGCCGGTTACGCCGGTCACGCCACCCGCGACTCCGCCGGTCACGCCCCCGCCTGAGACGCCACCCGCGACTCCGCCGGTCACGCCCCCGCCTGAGGCTCCTGATCAGAAGGCCGCACGCGAGACGTTCGAGGCGAGCATCAAGCCCTACGAACCGACGGCGGAGGAAAAGGCCGCACTCGACCAGTTCAAGAAAGACTTCCCGAACGAGGCGGTTGCGGTCGAGTCCCGACTGAAGTCTGTGGACCGGGACATCAACGCACGGGTGTACCAAGCTGTGCAGAATATCCTGTCGCAGATCGATCCACGTCTTCGGTCAGTGGAGTCCACAGTCACGACTTCGACGCGGGAACAGCACTTCACCGCGCTCCATCAGGCCCACCCAGACTATGACACGGTGATCGGCAAAGTCCCCGCATGGATCAAGACCCTGCCGAGTTACGCACAGGCTGGCGCACAGGCGGTGTATGATGGCGGGACAACTCAGGAGGTACTGGCTTTGGTGACCGACTACAAGAAATCCGCAGGTATCGCTCCGACTCCCCCGGCGACTTCCCCAGCGACTCCCCCGGCGAAGCCAAAGCCGGACGGCGCCGATCTCACGCCGGTCAGCTCCCGGCGCCCGGTGACCACACCGAAGGGGGAAGCTGACCCGAACGATTTCGACGGTGCATTTGCTGAGGCCGCGGCGGCGTTGGGGTAATTTGCGCGGAATTCAAAAAGGTGTCATACTATTCTTATGGAAATCCATACGTTGATGCACAACTAACCTAATTCAAGGGGTATCGTCATGAGCATTT